AAGCTTTTATCTTTGGAACTAACAGGGGTATGGATTAATGAAGCAAGAGAAATACCAAAGTCTATTATTGATGCTTGTACTATGCGTGTTGGTCGTTATCCTTCAATGCGTGATGGTGGTCCTTCTTGGACAGGTGTGATTGCAGATACTAACGCACCAGAAGAAGATCACTGGTGGCCTATAATGTCAGGTGAAGTTCCAATACCTGATCATATTCCAAGAGAACAAGCCAAGATGTTAGTAAAACCAGATAACTGGCAGTTCTTTACACAACCTTGTGCAATGCTCGAAGTAAAGAATGAAGACGGCGAAGTAGATAATTATAAGCCAAATAAAGATGCTGAAAACAAAAAGCATATGTTAAACAATTATTATACCAATTTAGTAAGGGGTAAAACAAAAAGCTGGATTGATGTCTATGTTATGAATAGGCTAGGATCTATCCAAGATGGTAAGCCGATATATCCAATGTTCGCAGCAGAAGTACACATAGCCAAAGAAGAAATAGCAGTAGCCGCAGGTCTACCGCTATACGTTGGCTTAGACTTTGGATTAACGCCAGCCGCAACTCTTGGACAAAAGATCAGAGGCCGCTGGCTTGTCCAGTCCGAGATAGTGGCTTTTGATATGGGGATTGTTAGATTTGCTGAAGTGTTGCGTGAGGAAATTTCCTCCCGATTTTCCCAAGCATCTGATGTATATATCTATGGCGATCCTGCTGGGGACTTTAGAGCGCAAACAGATGAATCAACTCCCTTTCATATTTTGCGCGGTGCTGGCTTGAGGGCATTCCCAGCCCCTTCGAACTCTGTAGATCTTCGATTGGAAGCTGTTTCTTCCCAGCTAACTAAGATGGTCGAGGGTAAGCCAGCATTTCTTATTGATAGAAGATGCCAACAGTTAATCAAAGGTTTTGATGGTGGGTATCAATATAAACGTATGGAAGTATCTGGTGAGCGTTATGCAGATAAACCTGATAAGAATATGTATTCTCATATTCATGACGCTTTGCAGTATATGATGCTAGGTGCAGGTGAGGGTAGAGCTTTACTTAATAATCAAAAGCATTCTAAACCTGTTGTTGCTTCAAGAGACTTTAATGTATTTAATAAAAAGCCTACAAAAGGTAGAAGGCAAGGACTTTGGGCTAGATTATAATTGTGCGTTGCAAATTATTATTTTCTCTGATTTGGAGAAAAATAACAAAGGAGATTCTTTATGTGTGGCAGAAAAGCAAGGAGAGATCCTCGTATAGATCAGGAGCAAGCTAAAGCTAGGCAAGATGCTGAACAAGCAAAATTACAAGCTCTAACAAAAAAAGAAGAAGAGCGTAAAAAACTTTTAGCAATGGAAAAAGAAAAGGCTATGACTGAAGATGATAGATTAGCTTTGTTGCTCAAAGGTGGTAGAAGGGGTGGAGTAAAAGGAAGAAGTTTGCTCCAAACAACCTCTGGTGGTGCAGGATTTTATAGCAGGTTTACCTAATGATCGACCCGATTGCAAAGCAATACTTGAAACGTTACGAAAAAGCAAAGAATAAAAGAACAAACTTTGTTGACGTATTCGAAGAATGTTATGAATATGCATTGCCACAGAGAGAGTCATTTTATTATGAAGTATCTGGTCAAAGACGGGATGATAAAATTTTTGATGAGACTGCTGTAGTTGGTGTTCAAGAGTTTGCATCAAGATTACAGTCTGGTCTTGTGCCTAACTTTGCTCGATGGGCTGATTTTGTAGCAGGTTCGGAAACTCCTAAAGAAAATAGAGATTCAGTTAATAATAATCTTGAAAACGTAACTGAGTATGTATTTGAGATATTACAGAACTCTAACTTTGCTCAAGAGGTGCATGAGTCCTTTATGGACTTAGCGGTTGGTACTGGTGTCTTAGTATGTGAAGAAGGTGATTCAATAAATCCGATACGTTTTTCAGCTATTCCATTGCCTCATGTCATACTAGACACTGGTCCAGATGATCAAATAGATCATGTATTTAGAGAACGAAAATTTATAAGATATGATCAGATAAACTTACTTTATCCAAAGGGTGAGTTTAATACTCAGTTACAATCATTAATGCAAAACCAATCTGATCAAACTACAACTATATTAGAAATTGTTTGTAAGGACTACTCTAAAGCAAACCAAGAAGCATTTCTTCATTATGCAATTTGCATGACAACAAAGTCATTGCTTATGAAAAGAGAAATGCAAGGTGTTGGGTCTAACCCATTTATTTGTTATCGTTGGTCTAAATGTGCTGGTGAAGTATATGGTCGAGGTCCACTATTTAATGCATTAAGCGCAATTAAAACAGCTAATTTAACTGTAGAGTTAGTTCTTGAAAATGCACAAATGGCTATCTCTGGTATATATCAAATGGAAGACGATGGTATAGTGAATCCAGATACAATAAATCTTGTCCCTGGAACAATAATTCCTAAAGCTATGGGATCTGCTGGATTGCAACCTATACCAAGTGCAAGTCGTTTTGATGTTGCACAACTAAATTTAGATCGAGCGCAGAATAATATCAAACGTGCATTATACAATGATATGCTTGGAGATCCGAATAAAACTCCTGCATCTGCTACTGAGGTAGCTGAACGTATGGCAGATCTATCAAGACGTATTGGATCTGCATTTGGTAGATTGCAAGTAGAATTAGTACAACCAGTATTGCAGCGTGTGGTTTATATCCTTAAAAAACAAGGACGTATTGAAATACCAACAATTAATGGTAGAGAAGTAAAAGTAAGATCTATTTCACCATTAGCACAAGCTCAAGCTAATCAAGATATTGGATCTGTATCTCGTTTCTTAGAATTAGCTAATCAAGCATTTGGACCAGAAGCTGTTAATATATTAATTAATAGTGAAGAAACTGCTGTATACCTTGCTAAAAAGTTTGGTGTTCCTGATAATTTAGTCCGAGATAAAGCGCAACGTGAAAAAATGATTGCATTAATGCAGCAAATGCAGCAGAGTCAGGCTCAAGCACCACAACCAACGGAGTAGAAGCTTGAGTAAAAAACCTTATGTAGGCATTGATGGCATTCAACGACCTCAAGATATTGATGATAGAATTAGTTTAGATATTGCTGCAATGTTAGCAACACCAACAGGTCAGTCTGTAATGCAATACCTAAAGTCTATTACAACTGATATTGCTAATGGTCCAAATATTTCTAATGATGAATTAAGACATCTAGAAGGTCAAAGATTTATTATAGGTTTGCTTTCTTCAAGAGCAAATCATGGTAGTACAATTAAATCTAAGGAGGGTAAAAATGAGTGAAGAAGCTGTAACTGAAGAAGCTGCAACTGAAGAGACTTCACAACAAGAAGAACAAAGCTCTGGAAGACCTGAGTGGCTACCAGAAAAGTTTAATAGCCCAGAAGATATGGCAAAGTCATATACATCTTTGTCAACAAAGCTTGGAGAAAAGGAAGATGAAGTAAGAGAACGTTTAATGAGCGAGCTTTCTGAGCAAGCATCAGAAGGTGTTCCAGCAAGTGTTGGTGATTATGAACTTCCTGATTACCTTAATGAAGAAGAAGCTATTGAAAGCGATACATTAAAAACTTGGGCTGATCATTGCTTTGAAAATGGATATACTCATGATGAGTTTAAAAAAGGCATTGATATGTACATGAGTGCTTTTCCTAATGATACAGATCTTGAAGCTGAGTCTGAAAGACTTGGTGATAACTCAGAATCACGAATAGAAGCCGCATCTTTGTTTGCTAATAAATTTTTTCCAGAAGAAACTATACCAGCAATAGAAAGAATGTTTGAGAGTGCTGAAGGTGTTGTTGCAATGGAAGCAATAATGGAAGCTTTAAAAGATTCATCTGTATCTGAACAAACTAATATCTCTTCAAATTTTAATGAAATAGAACTTCAAGAAATGCAGAAAGATGAAAGATATTGGAACCCAGCTAAAAGAGATAGTAACTTTGTAAACCAAGTAAATAATGGTTATAAAAAGTTATATGGATGAAGTGAAAATATTACAAAGTGGGTCGTACTATATGACTCCTTTTCACCCAAACCATATACTAGAAATGTTACCTATCCTCCATAAAGAAACAGAAAAAGAATTAATAAACCTTGGCTACTCTTCTACTTTGGAAGCTTTACTTGATCTTAAAAAAGATTCTGAAGTCTATACTGTAAGGAATAAAAGCTGGGATATAATGATGGTAAGCGGAATTTTTTATTCTGAAGAGCCACCACAACTCTTTGCTTTATTTACAAAACATATAACAAAAAACTTTAAAGGTCTTGCTCGAGGCTCAAAGCTTCTCATATCTTTTTTAGATCAGTCATATGACGAATTATCTATGCAAATAAGAGATGAATACATATCAATGTTGAACTGGGCAGTATGGCTTGGCTTTCATCCAGTAGGCTTTACTAAAGAAAAAAATATACGATATGTTGATTTTGTGCGTTGCAATCCTAAAAAAAATTATGTTTCAGATAAAATATCAATGCCTGTAATACACTGAGAAGCCCATTAGGATAACTTCATTGAGGATGTAGAGCAGATACCAAAGATGCAAACTTAACTTAACTTAGGAACTGTAAAATGGCTAATACAATTGACCAAGCCTTTATTAAACAGTTTGAAACCGATGTGCATCTTGCATACCAGCGCATGGGTTCTAAGCTGCGTAATACCATTCGTTCTACGAATGTGACAGGCAACACTGCAAGATTCCAGAAAATTGGAACTGGAACTGCTTCAACTAAATCACGTAACGGTAATGTCACACCAATGGAACTTGCACATACTAATGTGGAAGTAACAATGTCTGACTTCTATGCTGCTGAGTACATTGATAAACTTGACGAGTTGAAAACAAATATCAACGAGCGTCAAGCTATCGCTGAAAGTGCTGCTGCTGCATTGGGTCGTAAGACTGATGAACTTATCACAACAGCTATGGATGCTGGTGCTAACTCAACTCAGTTACACGATACATCATCTGCCGTTGAAAAAGCAGACTTACTATCAGCTTTTGAAACATTTGGAACAGCAAACATTCCAGAAGATGGACAGCGTTATATTGCTATGTCCCCTGCTGGTTTTGCGGATCTGTTTAATATTACAGAATTTGCTTCCAGTGATTTTGTTGGACCACAAAACTTACCGTTTGCTGGCGGTATGACAATGAAAGAGTTCTTGGGCTTCAAGATCTTTTCAACGTCTGCTGTTTCTGGTGGCAAAAACTTTTGCTATCACATGAGAGCAGTTGGAATTGGTGTGAACGCTGATGTTCAGACTGAAGTAAACTATGTAGCAGAAAAAGTATCGCACCTAGCGACATCAATGATGTCAATGGGTTCTGTTGTCATCGATGACAATGGTATATACGAACTGCTAGATAATAACTAGGAGATTAGATAATGGCTTATGATAAATCAAATCTAACTCGTTTAGCTGGTGCTTCTGGCGTTTCATTGTGGCACTATACTACAACTGATACTATTGCGACTGTTAATACTGCTGGATATTTTAGTGATTCCGCAGGTATGTTTAATGGAAACGATGTTGTTGTTGCAGTAACGTCCACAGGTGGAACACCTGTTGTAACTATTACTTATGCTAATAGCGTAACAGCGAGTGCTGTTGATGTTGTTGATGGCTTAACAGTCACAGCAACTGACTCTGACTAATAGGTTGGGGCTTTTGCCCCAATCTTCCCCCCTTGGCTAGGGTTTGCACTGCGATAGGGGGGTATAAATTTTGAGGATTTTATATGGCGGTTTCAAGTACAGCGGCAAATTCACCAGTAGATGTATGTAGCCGCGCTCTTATTTTAATAGGTGCAGATCCTATTTCTTCTTTTGATGACGGTAATAATGAAGCATTAGTTTCTTCAAATATGTATGAAGATGTTGCTAGAGCATCATTGGTTAATACACGTTGGAGATTTTCAACAAATCAAGCTGTATTAAATAGATTAACTGAAGCACCAACAGGCCGTTTTGATGCGGCTTATCAATTACCTAGTGGTTGGCTAATGACTCATGTTGTTACTGTAAATGATTTTCCAATAGAATACCAAACATATGGTGATAAACTTTTTTGTAATGAAGACGCTTCTGCAAGTTTGGTTCTTGATTTTACTTATCGTGCTAATGAGCAAGATTGGCCTTCATATTTTACATTAGCTGTGGAATATGAGCTTGCTTCTGTGTTTGCATTATCTTTAGCAAGGGATCAATCTCTTGCTACACTTATGTCTCAACAGGCAGCAACAAGTATGATGAAAGCAAGAAATTTAGATTCACAACAGCAAACAACAAGGAAACTTACAACAAATAGATTTATTGCAAACAGGCGAACATAATGCAAAAAGTACGAGTACCACTTACAAACTTTTCTTTTGGAGAAGTAAGCCCTTCTTTAACTTCAAGAACAGATTCGCCAATCTATAATCAATCTGCACAACGCGTAAAAAATTTTTTTTTAAGATCTGAAGGCGGTGTAATTAAAAGATCTGGTTTAAATTTAATACATAAATTTACTGATATAACTTTAAATGCAGATAAAAAACAACAAAGCAGATTGTTGCCATTTATATTCTCTGATGATGAGCAATATATTATTTCACTTCAACATCAAAGTTTAAGGGTATTTCAAATCAATGCTTCTACTGGTGCGGTTTCTTCTATTCAAACATTAACGCAAGATATTAATTCTGCTACATTGTTGTTTGATCATGATTATCTGCATGAGTATACTTATGCTCAAGCAGGTGATGTTATGTTTATTGCTCATAATACATTTATGCCTCAAGCAATTGTAAGAACTGGACTCACAACATTTCACGTTGAACCTTTTGTTTTTGATGCAAGATCAGATGATAAAGTTGTTTTTCAACCATACTACCCATTTCAAACTGCTGGTATGACACTAGACCCTTCAGCAACAAGTGGTAATGGAATAACATTGACAACAAGTTCTGCTTATTGGAATACGGATTCACCATCAAAACATATAGGCACAACTGTAAGATATAATGGCAATGAGATTACTATAACAGGTGTAACAAATAGCACTGTTGCAACAGGTAATGTTTTAGATGTTTTAACAAAAAGATTAAGTCCAGACTCTTTAAGAACAAACAATGGCTCAAGCACTGTTGAAGTAACATTAGCTAATCATGGTATGTCTGTTAATGATTCAATAGTTTTTGCAGATTGTAATTCTGTTGGAGGAATAACTAATTCAAATTTAAATGGAACAAGAACAGTAACAGGTATAATAAGCAGTGATGTTTTTACATTTACTGCTGGTGGTTCATCAAATGATTCAGCAATTGGTGGAGGAACACCAACAGTTACAACTCATGCGCCAACTACAAGTTGGGATGAGCAGTCATATTCTTCAGTTCGAGGATTTCCTGCGGCTGTTACATTTCATGAAAATAGATTAGTTTTTGGTGGTACATTAGGACAGCCAGATTCTATATGGTTTAGTAAAATTGCTTCCTATTATAATTTTGATGTAGCTGATGCAAAAGATAATGAAGCTATTCATTTGACTGCCGCTGTTGGAGAGGTGCAACAAATACGTCATTTAGTTTCTAATAGAGATCTTCAAGTGTTTGCTGCTTCTGCTGAATTTTATGTTCCAGCCTTTCAGAATCAACCTATTACTCCTACGAATGCACAGATAAGAGTGCAAACACCTTTTGGTTCTGGCTTTCAAAGACCACAAGCTATAGATGGTGCAACATTGTTTGTTCAAAAAGGCAATCAAATTGTAAGAGAATATTTATTTAGTGATAGTGAAGCGGCTTATATAGCTACACCTGTTTCTACTATTTCTTCACATTTGATTAAAACACCAATAGAAATGAATACATTATATGGAGCATTATCTCGATCAGAAAGCTATGTATTTATATTAAATGATGACGGAACACTTTCAGTATTTAATTCTAATAGAATTGAAAAACGTGCTGGTTGGGTAGAGTTTACAACTGATGGATCTTTTCATTCTACTGTTACAATTGATGATAGAGTTTTTGCTAATGTTGAATATAATTTTGGTGATGCAACTCGAATTGCTCTTTGTGAATTTAACTCAACATTTAATTTAGATGCAGCTCAAACATTTTCAGGAACTGCTGGTGTATTTGATGTATCTTCTGTTTTTGCTGATGGAAGCAAAGTAAAAGTTATAAATGGTAATAATTATTTAGGTGAGTTTACTGTTACAAGTAATAATGTAGATGTATCGGCTCTTAATGCATATCTTACAAAAGCAGAAATAGGTTTAAGTTTTGATGTAGAGTTAAAAACAAATCCAATTGATGTAAGTGTAACGACTGGTCCATTGACTGGTACGCCTAGAGGAATAGGAAGTGTTTATCTTGATTTAAATAATACTTTAGCTTGTAAAGTTAATAACACCTCAATGGTTATAAGAAATGTTACTGATGATCTTGGATTAGAATTATCTCCTTTTACTGGCAAAAAAGAATTTAGATTGTTAGGTTATGATAGAGATCCACAAATAACTATATCACAAGATTCACCATTGGATTTACAAGTAAATGGATTAGTAGCGGAGTTAATATTTTAATGTCAGTATTTCAGGTTATAGGTATAGGCATGAAGTTTATGGGGGCTATGCAACAGGCTCGTGCTGAAGAACAGCAAAGTAAAGATACTGCTGAGAATATAATTACAGATCGTATTAGAGGTGAGGCTGCTGCTGCTCAAGCACAAACCCAAAGATACGCTCAGATGTTTGATGATATAGCATACAATGAAGGTGCCTTACTTAAGAATAGAGATTTTGATCAAAGCGTAACTGCATTTATGGATTCCCAAAAAGAAATAACATTTGATGATCTTCGTATAATGGCAAGTCAAGCAACTATGGAAAAATCAAAAGCAACTCTTCAAAGTTTACTTGAGGTTCAAAGAGGTAAGAATAGGGCAAGTGCTATTAGAATTAGTGCGGCTGCTGATTTTATGTCAGGTATTCATAGTATGCAAGCTACATCACAATGAGGTTTAAATGGCACAAGTAATTAGAAGAAAAGGTACAGCTACTAATCAGCGAATAGGTGTTGTTAGTTTTGATACTGATGCTGGTGCAATAGGTCGCTCACTTCAAAATGCAGGTGAGCAAATAAGAGAGCAAGCTTATCGTATTGATGCAGCAGACGCAGAAAAAGCTGGTATAGATGCAGCTAATGCTATTGAGACTTCTAAGTTTAAAGCTTTTGATGCAGATGGAAAACCTATAGCTTTACAGGCTCCAGAAGGCTTTGGACGCATTGCAAGAGAAGCTTATCAAAAAGTAGTCGAGCAAAGATTCGTTGACACAATGGACACTGACATTCGACTAGAAGCACAAAGGCTTAGAGTAAAACATGATCGCAATCCTCTTGGCTTCCAAAATGAAATGGATGCTTATCTACAAACTTTTTTAAAAACATCTGATGGTCGTTTTAAAGAGTATGTAAATAAAATTGGTAATGCCGTTAAAGAATCTACTTATGTAGGTTTGTTGGAAAATCAAAGAAATAGATCTCGTAAAAATAACGGTGAGTTTATTGCAAAAACAAATGATGAGTCATTAAATGAAATTGCTGTTATGGCTAACAATGGTGTTGATGGTGCAGAAGATGCTTTATCATATGCTTATCAAAGAGCTTTAGCAACTCAAGATGGTGTTGATTCTGACATATTAAAAGATGGTGCTACTGAAAATTATATTGATCAGTCTGCTGGTGTAGTTGTTTCTTCTTTTGTTATTGGTGAAGCGTTAAGACAAGATCTTACAGAATTAGAAAGAGCAGAACTAACAAATCTTATTAGCTCATTTGGTGCTTCATTACCAAACGTTAAAAGTAAAAAGGTAAGAGAATTATATCAACAAACTTTTTATTTTAATACTGATGGTACAGAAGAAGGCGTAAAAGACACAACTATAAAAAAAATGGTGCAAGGCTCTAACAGAAGAACTGTCTTGGCTGAAGTCAATGCTGCATTTAGTGATGCTAATAATATAGGTGCTATTCAAAGACGCAATGAAGCTTTTGATGAAGCGCAAACAAGGGAGAGTGATCAGGAACGGGAAAATAAATTTCTTGGAACTGTTTTTGATGCAATTAATGTCAACTCTACATATGCGAGCCAACAGTCTCGATCAGGTTTTGCAGAAGGTGGAGATCTTGAGCAAACTGCTTTTAATATCTCAAAAACAATAGAAACATTTAATAAAAAAGTAGATACAGAAGTAATAGAAAATTCTCAATACGATGAAATAGAAGGTGAGAGAGATAAGACTGCACATGAAAAAGCTTTAATTCTTCCGTTTATAAAACGTGCTGCTGCTACTGGTGAGCCTGAAAATTTTATAGCTGCTTTATCAACTATGTCTACTTCGAGTGAAGCTTATAAATTAGCTACTCCAGAGCAACAGGAAGCAATTGTATTATTAGATAAATACAATTTGTTAGATGAAAATACAGCAGGTGATTTTTCTGCAGAGATAAATAAATCAGCTAGTGCAAATGTCGATGCACTAAAGCGCGAAGATATTCTTTTAGATCTTAACGATAAACATGAAGAATTATTAATAGGATACCAAAATGGTAAAAAAGATCAGAGTGATGTTGATAAATTCTTTTCTGACTTTGATAAAGCAACAAAAGGTTTTCTAGGTGTTGGAGAAACTAGACAAAAGTTAAAACAAGGTTTTAAAACAGAAGATGCTAGAAATATTGTTAATGATCTTATAGCTTCTCCAACAAATAATAATTCTTCTTTTATGAAGTCCCTTGCTTACTACATAAGAACAGGTAGGGATGGAGAATTTTTAAAAACTGAAGATAAAAAAATAGTAGATAATGCTACTAAAGATTTATTAGATGGACAAAAAAACGCTATTGCTCAACGCATAGAAAAAGAAGCTGTTGATAAATATGGATTAGAAGAAAAGGCTAGAAAAGAAGCTGAGTTTGCTCAAGAAATTGAACTGTTTAGATTAGGTCGAACAACTCCAGCTAAAGCAAGTGAGGTTTCTCAATTAATATTAAATGAAAAAGGTTTTGATATTGCTAATCGAGATACTTGGACTGAAGACAATATGCGTATAGCAGCTTTAGGCATGCCAGAAAATATTGTTAACGGTTTAAAAAGATTTACTGATTTTGGTGATACACCAAATGCTGATAATCTTCTTATGTTTTGGGGCATGATGTATCAGTATAGGACACCAAAGGGTGATATTATAAATACAACGGAAAGATTTTTTTCGGATGAAGAAGATCTTAAATTAAGATATGCACTAAGCAGTAGAGTACAGGGTCGAACAGCTAATGCTCAACAAGCAATGACTGAAATAAATAAGTTATTTCAAGAGCCAACTAAAACAGAAGCTGATGCACGACGGGCAAAATTGTTTGGTTTAAATTCAAATGGAAAAGTTAGAAGCGTACAAGACTTTTTAAGAGATCCAAGTGTTCTTGGTAATGATTATGATTTAGCAACATCTGCTGAGTTAGGAGCTTACACTGAGTTTTTAATAGCTTCTAATTTAAAACCTGACCAAATTAAGGCTGAAATAAAACAAAAGTTTAATCAAAGATATAAAGAAGCTAAATACGTTTTAGATCAGTCAAGACCAATAGGTTCTAAATCAAAAACGCGTCATGCTTTAGCTGCTTTTTTACCACCTGCTGAAGAAGAGTTTTTTATTAACTCAGTAGAAAGTCAGCTTAGTCAATTTGGTTTTACTTTGTACGATCATGTTAATGAAAGACCTATTGCAAACATATCAGGTGAAGGGTCAAAAATACCAGTTGTTTTGATGCCAATGTTTCCTCAACTTGTAAGACCAGAAGATCAAACTTTTATGCCTATGAAACTTATGTTTGTAGATAATTTAGGTACTTATGAATTATTACCTATTACTATTCACGAAGGGACAGAAAAAGAAATGACTATTGCGTTTCAAATATCTGATGAAATGAAAGATTATATTGGTAGTGCAGATTCTGTTGAGGAAAGATTAAGTCCAGAAAAATTAAAAGAACTTTATGATCAGGCAACTATTCTTCTTGGTGGTAACAGAGCAAAACCAGTGCCGTTATTCTAGGTGATATATGATTGATGCTTACAAAGTAAAACCGTTCTTAGCTACAACAAGAGATCCTTTAGCTACAGTAGATGACAAAGCGAGTCTCTTCGAAACGTATGGAGCTATAGTCGGGCAATGGTCGCCATTCATTGAAAACTTTACAATGATGGGCGATGAAATGATGGACTTTGATCCTGATTATGATGTTGTTGGTGCTGTTGGAGAGCTTGATCCTTCATATCATAAATATGCTATGAATCTTATGTTTGCTCGAAGTGAGGATCATCTTAACTATTTAGTTGATCGAATAGATAGATCTAAAGCTCGCAATGAAGTTTTAGCTAATTCCTCAATAGGTAATATATTAATATCTTCTTTTTTTGATCCTATTAATTTAGTGTCATTACCTATTGGTTTAACTAAAACAGCCATAGGAACAGGTATTAATGTTGCAAAAGCTAATGTTATTTTATCTACTGCTGAAGAAGCTATAAAATCAGCTTCTGATCCTGTTTATAGAAATCCTACTATGTCGGCTTTAAATATTGGTACGGCTGGCATTGCTGGTTTTGCTTTGGGCAGTATGGTTGGATTTGTTAAAAATCGTAATGCTCCTCAAATTATTAAAAAAACAGCAGAAGAAACAGATGAGCTTATTGCAAACTTAGGTGATGCACCACCAGATCCTTCATTGGTAAAAAACTGGTATACAAATAGTTGGTTTTTTAAATTTGCTACCAGTGGATTTAAAAGAAATATGTTGGACGATGCTGTTCCAATAACAGTAAAACAAACCCACTATGATATAGAAGGTGATCTTGGTCAGTTACACAATGCTCATGTAAATGGTCAAACACTTGGTCGTTCTGTTCATATGGATCAACCAAGATACAAAGCTGAGACAGCACAGTTATATGGTTTAATGCTTAATGCTTTTGCAAGATCTACACCAGAAGGAATTATTAAGTTTTTAGATTATCCATTTGGTAAACAAAAAAAGTTTGATGCATTTGTTTCTAAGATAAATGAAAAACGTATTGATGGATTAAAAGGTGATAACGCAATAGAGCAAGAAGTTATTAATGCTCTTAATGTATATGCTAAGAAATGGGAAACTCGTTTAATTGACACTGGATTAATTGGTACAATTGATCATTTTAAAAAACAAAAAACTTTTTGGGCAGGTGTTATTAAAAATAATGAAGATATAATTAAAAAATACGAAGCAAAATCAAAGTCAGGCAAAAAACTTGGACTTAGCAAGAGTCAGGCAAAACATTTAAATAGAGTTAAAGATAGGCTTGCTCAATACAAAGCGCACTATGATGGCATACTTGCAACTATTGAAGATATTGAATTGTCACAAAGAACAGCAGGTGTAAAACCTCCTAATGAAGATATTTTTCACCCTAGATATTGGAAAAAGAAAGTTATTGAAAAAAACAGACAGGCGTTTTTTAGAATACTTTATGATTGGTATTCAGAAAATCCTGAAGTTATTCGATGGTCACCAGATAATCCAACTGAAAGAATTAAAGTAAGCACAGATCCAAAAGACATTGAAAAAAGAGTAAATCAAACAATAGATAATATTCTTGGCATGTCTGATGAAACAAGTTTTGAAAACTCTTTCTTTGGTTACGGCAAGTCAAAACACATGATGCACCGTCAATTAGATATTCCTAACTATTTAGTTAAAGAGTTTATAGAAACAAATCCTATTACTACTTTTATGGCTTATACTATGAAGGTTGCGCCTCGTTATTCTTTTGCTGTTAAGTTTAATAGCAAAACAATGGATGACATTGCTGAAGAAAAGTTTGATGAGTTAATTGCTTCAGGAATGAAGTATGAAAAAGCTGATAGAGTTGTTGCTGATATACGAACAGCTTATGATCGAGTAATGAATACTGCTGTTCGAGAGCCGCACTCTTGGAGCCAAAGAACAGCTCAAGTATTAAAAGATGTTGCAACGCTTAATTATATGGGTCGTGTTGGTTTTTCTACTATATCTGAGTTTGGTAGAATAATGGCAGAGCATGGTGTTGGTCGTACTCTTAGAACTATTTTATCTCGTAGCGATCTAAGAGTTAAGCTTGCTGCTGATGAAGTTGCTAAAGCTGGTGAAGCTTTAGAAGGTGCATTGCAAAGTACAAGTATGCGATTTAGCGATGAGTTATATTCTAATCCATTGTATCACAATGTTTGGGAGCGAGGCAAAGATGCTTTCTATATTTTAAATTTACTTACTCCGATTACAAAAAGTTTAAAAAGATTAGATGGCATAGTTCGACAAGACCAGTTAATTACTATGTCTATTAAAGAATCAAACCCAAAGCTTGCTAAAGAAATGAACTTACCCAAAATTAAAAAATGGGAAAAAGAATATTTAAGACGCAACAATATTTCTATTGAGGATTCTAAAAAGCTTGCATTTCAAAAAGGAACTAAGTGGGAAAAAGGTGACTCAGGTTTAATTTATGCAAACACTGATGAATGGACTGATTTAGAATTACAACAAACATTTAGAAGATCTTTATCTTCTGGTGTTTTGAATACTATTATGATGGCTACACCTGCTGATCGACCAAGGCTAGCTGATGGCGTTGCTCTTATTCCTATGAGAATAGCAAGACAGTTTGGAATGAAAGAAGATCCAAAGTATAAAGGATTTGCTAGAATAGAGAATGGTTTATTAAGTTTACCATTTCAGTTCTATGGATATACACTTGCAAACATAAATAAAACTATTGCTGCTTATACAACAGGTCAAATGAAGTCACCATTGTTTGGTACAATGTGGATGATGGGGCTAGGTTATCTCGGTCTTGAGCTTAAATCTATGACATCAACAGGAAGTCAAAGAGCTTGGGAAAATTTACCTATGACTGATAAGTTGGCTAGAGCATTTGATTACTCTGGTGTTGCTGCTATTTATTCAGATTTCTTTTATCAGAGTATGGCTATGTCAATGGCACTTACTGGTCAAAACTATATGGAGGGTATAGTTCGTCCAAAGTTTCCTGAAGAGGAAAGTTATTTAAATGCACTTACTGCTGTTGGTGGTGCTGGCCCATCTATACTTCAGCAATATTATGAAGGCATGGCTGAACTGTACGAAGGTAACTATGGAGAAGGTACTAAAGATCTTATTAGATCTCTACCGTATATGCGGCTTTGGTTTATTCATGGTTTGGTAAACGATATGACATCAGCATTAGATAGCGCAATTGATGATGATGGTGGTTTTGCTGGGTACGGTAGATACTAATTTGTGCGTTGTGAGTTTTATTGTTCACTGTTATTTCCAAAAAAAGAGGTGAACTATGACAATTAATTTAACTGATAATGATCCAAGAATTTCTTATTCTGTAGGCGCAGGTGTTACACAAACAACATTTACAGTTCCATTTGAATTTTTTGATAATGATGATTTAAATGTTTATGTTGATAATACTCTTAAAACTATAACAACTCATTATACTGTAGCAGGTGGTGATGGATCTACTGGCACAGTTACAATATCTGTTACTGGAGCGTCAGGTGGTTCAACAGTTCTTATTACTCGTTCTATTGGTTTAGATAGAACAACTGATTTTCCTTCAGTTGGTCCATTTAATATAGCAGCATTAAATACTGAATTAGATAGAATGATTGCTATTAATGCAGATTTAAAAGATCAAGCTGATAGATCTTTGCAATTAAGCGATTTTGAAACAGAAGTAAGTACAACTCTTCCAGATCTTGCTACTCGTAAAGGTAAGGTTTTAGCATTTAATAGCTCTACTGGTGTACCTGAAGCAGGTCCACAAGTATCTGATATTTCAACTATAGCTGCAATAAGTGCTGATATTTCAACTCTTGCTGATATTGAAGATGGAACAATAGCTACTGATGCAATATCTGGATTGGCTGCAATAAAAGCAAATGTTACTACGGTTGCTGGTATTTCATCTAACGTAACTGCTGTTGCAAATGATGCAACTGATATTGGCGTTGTAGCAACAGACTTAAGTGGAGGTAATTCAATAGGAGCTGTTTCTTCTGGACTAACAAATATTAATTCAGTTGCTGCAATTTCTGCAAATATTACTGCTTGTGCTTCAATCAGTTCTAATATTACAGCCGTTGCTGGTGATGCAACAGATATAGGCAATGTGGCTGGATCTTTATCCAATATTAATTTAGTGGCATCAAATATTAACTCAGGAGTTTTAACTGCCGTTACTGATTACGGCTCTGTAGCAAATACAACTGTCTCAACAAATGATTATGGGAGCGTCTAATGGCAATACAAGTACAACTTAGAAGAGGTAACTCAAGTGATAACGATGCGTTTACTGGCGCACAAGGCGAAGTTACTTTTGATACACAATCAAATCAAATAAGAGTACATGACGGATCAACGGCTGGTGGTCATGCAGTAGGTGGTGGAGGAAACTTTGCTACTGGATCAAACAACGTTGTTGTTGGAACTACAGCACTTAATAGCCTCGATGCAAGCAGTCCAGGGGGTGGTAATGTAGCGATTGGACATGATGCTCTTACTGCAAACACAACAGCAAGCAATAACGTAGCAGTTGGTAATGGTTCATTAGCAACATCAACTACCGCAACAGACAATACTGCGATTGGATATCAAGCTCTTAATGCAAATACTTCTGGTGCTGATAACGTGGCTTTGGGTGATGAAGCTGGACACGATATTACAACAGGTAGCAGGAACACAATATTAGGTTCTAAAGCTGGCGATGCTGCAACAACTACTGATGACACAACATTAGTTGGTTATGGTGCTGGTGGCGGTGCTATAATGACAGGTCACGATAATGTAGGGGTTGGTGCAAATGCTTTAGCTGCTGCAACATCTGGCGCAAGCAATGTGGCTATTGGTAAAGATGCAGGAACTGCAATAACTACTGGATCTAACAATGTGGCTATTGGTAAAGATGCTGGGCTTGCAATAACTACTGGTGGTAGCAATGTTGCTATTGGTAAGGATGCAGGAACGGCTTTAACCACTGGTGACAATAATGTTGCTGTCGGTTTTGAAGCATTAAAGACTGAAGATGCCAATGGTAACAGTACAGCTATAGGATATAGAGCATTAAAAACTCAAAATGCAGGAGCAGAATCTTATAACGTAGCTGTAGGTGTTGATGCAGGAACAGCAGTCACAACAGGAACAGATAATACTATTGTTGGTAGTTTAGCAGGAGATGCTTTGACTACTGGTAGCCTTAATACAGCTATAGGCAAAAATGCGTTAACTGCTGATACAAAAGGTAATCGGTCTATTGCGGTTGGTAGATTTGCTTTAGGGACTCAAAACTTCACTTCTTCTACAGACACCTACAATGTAGCTATTGGATATAGTGCAGGAGGAGCAATTACAACAGGTGTACAAAACACTTTGGTAGGTGGTCTTGCAGGTGATGCTGTAACCACAGGAAGTTTAACTGCTGTTGGATATAACGCAGGAACAGGTGTAACAACAGCCGTTGGTAATGTTCTTATGGGTGAACTAGCAGGAGCCGCATTAACAACAGGTGGAAATAATACTGCTTTTGGATCACAAGCTCTTTCTACTGCAACTACTCAACCAAGTAATACTGCTTTTGGGCATGACGCTTTACGTTATAATACGTCAGGGGGAAATAATGTTGCGGTAGGATGTGATGCTTTAAAGGATAATACGACATCTTCTCAAAGTACCGCTGTGGGTTGTTATGCTTTAGACGCATCTACAACAGGCGGTTATAATACTGCTGTTGGTTATAATGCGATGACTGCCGCTACTACTGCTCACAATAATGTAGGTATGGGTTGGGCGACTCTAGATAGCTTAACTACAGGAGCATCTAATGTTTGTCATGGGAATTATACAGGGCAAGCGATAACTACTGCTGTAGGTAACACATGTCTAGGTCATTATGCAGGTTTTGGTGTAACAGGAGGTTACAACGTTTGTGTTGGTAACGCTGCAGGTTATGCAAGTAATGGTGCTAATCAATTAGATACTGGTACTTACAATGTTCTTATTGGTAATGCTGATGTGGCGGCAGAAAATAATTATCAATCGTTGGTAATTGGTGCGCTAGTAGGTAAAGGCACAAACACTGGTTATATTATGGGAACTAGTGGTGTATACAACTCTGCAAATAACTCAGCATGGTCAACAACCTCAGACAGAAGATTAAAGAAAAACATTGTTGATAGTTCTATTGGTCTTGCTGAAATTAATCAGATAAAAGTTAGAAACTATGAATACAAAACTGAAGACGATTTATCTGAAATAGAAGCTGATGGTCTTTGTAAAAATGATATTGTTGATAAGTCTGGTGTGCAAGTAAGTGCTATAGCCCAAGAGTTACAAGCTGTTCTCCCTAAGTGTGTTACCGAACAAGACACAGGAGTTCTTGCAGTAAATTCGGACAACCTGACTTGGCACTTAGTTAAAGCAGTTCAAGAACTCTCAGCAAAGAACGATGCTTTAGAAGCTAGAATAGTAACGTTGGAAGGATAAACAAATGGCTGAAGAAACTATAACAGAAGAACAGATTGCAAAAAATTATGCAGCAATGTTAGACTCTGTTAATTTTATTAACGGCAGTAAACTGTCATGGATGTCTGATGACATGTGGAATGAAATGGTTGAAAATAATAAAGAACATCTCCGCATTATGGTTGCTAAAGATTATTGGACTTCAGAAAATATGACCTCAGTTAATGCGGCTATAGGATCATGATTTGGACAGTTTACCAAAAGTAAGCATTGGCATAATTGGAGTAGTAATACTTCAAGTTGGTGGGTTTATTTGGTGGACTGCACAACAAGCAAGTACAATATCTAATCTTGAATCTACTGTTTCTCAGCTTTCTGCACAATCAGAAGTGCAAGATAAAGTTAATATGCAAAGAGATATATTATCTAACAGTGAAAAATTAAATGATATTGAAGATGATCTTGGTGATCTTTGGGAAGAAACAGAAATGATCTGGGAAGATCTTGGTGGCATGGCAGATCATATGATGCAGATTATTAAGTTACAATCTAGGATAGCTATACTAGAAAAAACTGTGGAGTTTTCTAGAAAAGATGCGATGTAGCTATGGACCCAATTACAATTCTTGCTGGTATCAAAACAGGATTGGCTGCTGGTAAAACAGTAGCTGGTTTGTCTAAACAGATTGGGCAATTCTTTGACGCAACTGACCACGCTAAGAAAACGCTACAGAAAAAAGGTGTATCAAGCAAAAGTGCAAATGCTACGGCGTTGGATCGTTGGGCTAAACTTCGACAGGCTGCGGAGGCTGAAGAAGAACTCAAAGAATGGATTACTCAAACCTACGGAAGATCAAAATACCTAGAGTTATTAAAGATTCGTAGGGAAGTTTTAGCTGAGAAGCGTGAAGCAGAGGCTCAGGCGAGGCGTGAAGCGCAGCAAAGGGCTGAGCTAGGGCTTACTGTAGCTGCAATAGTTTTGCTTCTCACAGCGGCTGCTATAGGCTCTACCGCGTATCTTCATTATATGGGGTGGTTAGACATTTGGGACTATCTGCCATGATTTATGTTTTAGTATTTTTACATTTTGTAAACACGGATCGTTTAAAATATTATCAGATAAAAACATTTTCTGACAAAGAGGAGTGTGAAATCGAAGCAAAGAAAGCAGAGATTATTGTAACTCATTCAAGTATGGCGGTAAAATGTCTTGAGATTAGTGGAAATTAGATACAATAAGTTTGTTGTATATACAGATGATGGTAAATTAGTTATACAAACAAGTGAAAGGCGCATAGCAAGAGGAGTTTGTAATGGTAAAATTGACTGCAAGCGCGATAGATCAATTAAAAATACTTCCTAGACTTGCATTTCTTTGTCAGATTATTTTAACTTGGAAAGTTTGTTTATGGTTTATGACTTTGCCCGATCCAACAACTCAACAGAGCGCATTTGTTTCGCTGGTTACTGCAATGCTTAGTGCATCTTTTGCATTATGGCTAGGCAAAGAAGCTAAAACAGATAGGATTGCAGAATGATTGGTATACTTTCAAGCGTAGCAAACTTAGCTACAACATTTATTGACAGCAAAGCAAAGGTTAAAGCTGCTGAAGCTGAGACTAAAATGAAGATTGCTACTGGTGAAATTAGCTGGGAGCAAGCTGCTATCGAGGCTAGTGCAGATAGCTGGAAAGATGAGGCTTGGACAATTTGTTTTATAGCTATTGTTCTGGCAAGCTTCGTGCCTTGGATGCAACCATACATGGAACAGGGATTTAAGAATTTAGAAGCTGCGCCTCAATGGTTTAGTTGGGCAATGTATGCTTCGATAGCTGCATCATTTGGAATTAGAACAATGAAAGGATTTAAGAAATGAGTTTTAAATTAAGCAATAGAAGTTTGGAAAGACTCGAAGGTGTTGATGAAAGAATAGTAGGTGTTGCTAAGTATGCAATTGGAATTACTAAAGTTGACTTTGGTATTCCTTATCTGGGTGGCCTTCGAACAATGGATCAACAGCGTGAACTTTTTGAAAAAGGCGCATCTCAAACTATGAAGTCAAAACATCTCGAAGGTATTGCAATAGATACTGTAGCTTATGTTGGGGCTAGAGTTTCTTGGGAATTAAATCTTTATGATGATATTGCTGATGCTATGAAAGAAGCGGCTGAAGCTGTTGGTGTTAAAATTCGTTGGGGTGCTGCTTGGCATATAGATTCGATTGGTGATTACGAAGGGTCAATGGAAGATGCAATGAGAGAATATTGTAAGCTTCGAGAGTCGCAAGGTAGAAGACCATTCATTGATGCACCACACTTTGAGTTAACAAATTAATCAGAATTAATTATAGTAATTAATTCATACTCTAAAAACATTTCTTTAATTTGTTCTTCTGTTTTAGCATGAACAAATAAATGCTTTTGTGGATCATTTGTGCGAGGATCTTTATATTCTATGTACCATCTATTCATTCTGGTCTCCATTTTGGTTTGATGATTCGTGAGGCTACGTCACTTTCAACGCAGTACATTTC